GAAGAAAGTTTTATTCAAGCGGATAGAGAACGCTTAAAAGTAGTCCTAAGGAATATTTATTGCCCATCTGGTAACAATGCACCTCCTTGCCCACCAGGAACAACTCAATGTGGAAATAGAAAAGGATATTGTTATGATCCCGATAGCGATCAAATGATAAGTACTTTTTATAATATAGAGGAAGATCATTGTAATGAAACTGATGAAAATCCAAGTGGAGGTAATAGTTTTTATGTTGGAGGTACTCGTGTTTGGTCAAGAAAATTAGGAAAAGATTTAACTTGCACTGATGCATATCGTCCAGGAAGTGAAAGTGATGTTGAGAATATAGTTACTATTCGCGATGAAGTTTGTCCAACGATGGATAATGCACCTGAGTGTCCTCAAGATACATATAAATGTTCCAATAGAAAAGGGTATTGTTACGATGTAGAGAGTGATCAAATGGTATCGACTTATTTTGATATATCGCAAGATTATTGCCCGGATACTCTTGAAGGAAACAGCGAGAATAAACCATATACTATTAATGGGACTCGAGTATGGAAAAAACAAGGCGGTTATAATGAACAGTGTGAGAATCCAGAAGCAACATCAAATGAACCAGTGGAAATTCCAACAGCACTCGCTGCTAGCATATCTCCATCTCTTGCTGCGATTGTTTCACAAGGAACTAATCAAGGGAATTTACAATGTTATGCTGGTCCAATCTCACCAGCTGTGGCTCAAGCAACAAATCGAGTTGCTGCTGCAACTTCTTCTACAGCAGCGGAACCTTCACAATCTACATCAACTTTAGAATCAGAGGAAATGACACCATTTTTAGGAGAATTCTTAGATAACGATGCTGAGAAATTACGACTAAAGGCATTATACTGCCCTGCTAAAGGATATTCTCCAAATTGTCCTCCAGGTACAAGTGAGTGTTTAAATAAACAAGGATATTGTTTTGATCCTGCATCAAATCGGATGGTTACAACATATTACACTGAAAGAGATTACTGCCCTGAAATAAACAGTGGTGATATTTCTAGGAAACCTTTTTCAATCAATGGTATTCGTGTTTGGGAAAAATCCAATCAATACGATTCAAGTTGTGGGTTTCCAAGTGCGGCGATTGCTGCGACTATAGCCGGGGCAAGTACTACTAGCACGACTTCTCCTGTACAAGTCCAAAGTTATGAATGTCCTCCTGAAGGTGTTTCTCCAGTGTGCCCAGTTGGAACGATTCCTTGCGAGAATAAAAATGGATATTGTTATGACCCAGTAAAGAATGGAATGGTTTCAACATATTTTCAAAAAGCGAATGATTACTGTCCTGAGACTCTTGAAGGAAATCTTGCCAATAGTCCATATAGTATTAATGGAACACGTGTATGGACGAGAAAAGAAAACTCCGGGAATATGTGTGGAAGTAGTACATCTATTGCCCCATCTTCTCCCAGCATTGAATGTCCAATTGAGGGTGTTTCTCCAATTTGCCCAGTTGGAACAATTCCTTGTGGAGAAAAGAAAGGCTATTGCTATGACCAAACAAAGAATAGTATGGTTTCAACATATTTTCAAAAAGCGAATGATTATTGTCCAGAGAGTCTTGAAGGAAATCTTGCGAATAATCCATATTCTATCAATGGAACACGTGTTTGGACAAGACAAAAGAACTCAGGTAATCTTTGCCAAACAAGTAGAGCTGCTCCAGCCCCCGCTCCATCTTCTATCGCCACAACTTCTCAAGAACCATTCATCTCTCCTCCCCCAGCAAAACCTAGAATTCAACCAACTAGAACTTCCGCAATCTTAGCTAAAGATACGGAGGTTATTTTAGCAGCTCAAGAAAATCGCAACCCCGATTTACAGCGTGCAGTTAATCTAGCATACGCCATTGAAAGTGAAAGAAATGGTGGCATTCTTGAAGGTGTCGATATTTATAGCACAGTTGCTAGATCAAGAGCATATGATATTGCTAAAAAAATTGGTCAATCAAGAAATTTAGCATTAACTCAGGATTTTGATAAATTTTATTCCAGTATTTTAAGCGAAGAAACTGGATTTAATACAAGTGCAAGACTTCCTCAAAGACAAGATGTTATTATTCCATCCGCTGTGAGACCAATGCCAACTTCTCCTATTAATGCACTAATAGAATCTCAAAATGCGAGGATAACAGCCGACCAAGTTATGAGCCAAGCGAATGTTGCAAATATAAGAGCAATGACTGATGAAAATACAGCGAAACAATCACAAATGTTAGCAAGCATCACCACAGAACCAGCAGCAGTTGCAAAAGCCAAAGCAGATGTTGATGCAGCTTACCAATCAAGACAAGAGGCGCAAAGATTATTTGAAGAGGCTACTGATTTGCAATTAAAGGCTAAACAAACTGATTCCTATTATAGACAAGTATCTAAAGCTGCTGCAGAGGAATTTGTTGCCTACAAAGGTGTTCAAACTTTTGAGGAAGAATATAAGAGAGCCCCAATTTTCACTCCAGAAGAAATTAGAAGAGATTTTATGAGAGAGATTACAAAGCCAACTGTGGATCCATCTATGCAAATGATTTCTCCATCTTTACCAATCGCTCCCATTTCAATGGCTCCAAGCGGTCCAGCAGCTCCTACTACATATGGACCTCCTATGATGGCTCCTTCTATGGCACCTTCTAGACCAAGAGTAAGAGAGGAAGAAGCAACTGGATATGATCTTACTGCACGTCAAAGAATGGCTAATTATAATTACGATAAGATTAAACCAATTAGCATCAATGTTGCATATAATAATAACAGACCAACATCAATTAATTCACTTAAGGATGATGAAGGAGAAGGTAAGGGTTTAATTAAAGAATTTGCGAAGATGTTAAAAGAATCTTCTTTGAACAAATTTATATTTGATTCTTGTTTGAAAAATGATAAAACGTCAACTTTGGAACAAAGAAAACCAAAAATTGTCGAGCCCTCTAAGAAAGTCATTAAAAAGACTGTTACAACTCGAAGAATACCTGTTAATAATAAGGGACCAAGTGCTTCACCTACAGTTGTGAAAAGAACAATTTACGAAGATCATTTTGCTGAGGAGGAAGAGAGAAGAGGTAGAATGAAATATAGAAAAGAAGAGAGAGGAGGATTAGGAAATCTAGATAAAGAAGAATTGTTTCGTAGAATGAGAAATATTGCTTATCCCCAAAATATTTCTAGAGAAATTAAAGGACCAACATCAATTTATGAAAATGATTATGAAACACGAAATAAAGAAATGAGAGATGTTTTAAGAGCGCAGGATAATCAAAGTAATCTTGATAAATTGAAATATGATGATGAATCAGCCCAGATGAATTATGAAGTATCTGTGATTAAAAAGATAATGAATGAGAAGGCTAATCCAGCACCAGTATTATTAGAAAATCCATGGTCCGAGTTTTCATCTGTAAGTTGAAAATTAAAAATTATTATAAATTTTTTTTATAATAATATTTAAATGAATACAAAAATTTTATTATATCAAATTGGGTATTTTATTTTGGCAGCACTAATTTCAACTCTTATTTTTTACAAAATAAGTAATGGATTTAGAATAGATGATTTAGTTAGCATTATTATATTAACCGTAATCATCTATGTTGTTATTTATTACTCAATGCAATATTTTTATAAAAGTAGAGAAGATTTTGTAGAAAATTTCGCAACTAGTGAACAAAGAAAAAATCAAGTCATGAATAATCTTAGAAGTCAAAATCCAGGAAGAGGACTTCCAATGATGCCAATTGATAATAGTCAAATGATGTCGGCAGATACTAGTCCAAAGACTACTACCCCTGTAACGACTAGTAGCGGTAGCCCAATGAATCGTAAAAATTTAAGATTTAACATTTTGGGTGAAAATAATAATCAAAACACTTCCTTTACTGTTCCAATCCCCATCAACTACGCAAACACTCTTCCTCAAAATGAAGTTTATGAAGAAATAATTGAAGAAGTTGTTGAAGAAGTAATTGAAGAACCAGTTTATCAAGAACCACAGCAAGTTCAACAAGATGTTTCCTTCGCCCAAACAGCCCAGGCAATGTTAACTCCAGATATGCAGACAGCAACTGTCCAAGCACCTCCTAAAGAAGTTGTTTATACACAACCCCAATCCCAAGAAGTTCCACCTGAAGTTAGAAGATCAATAACACCTCCTCCAAGATTAGAGTCTGGTATGGATGGAAAGGGTGCACCAGTTGATGAATATCCACAACCCTCTAAAAAGAAATTCCAAGATAAGAAGATGAAAGATGCATCAAGAATGCAGGATGGAACAGATATTAATAAATATAGATTAGATGATGGAAGTGATTTAGTAAATAAAAATCAAGATTCTACTAGTCCAATTAATATTAATGTAAGCTATAATAATAATAGACCAACTTCAATTAATGATTTCGATGGGCATTCTCCAAATGCAAACTTATTAGCCCAATTTACTGAGTTATTAAGAATGGCAGGAGGCAATAATTTAGATAAATACCAATTTTCCAGTGGTATGGAGAAGAAACAAGAAAATTGCATGTCCCCTGGATTACTTAATCCAGTCAATAAGGTGACACAAAATGCAGCACTTTCTTCATTAAATCAAAACTATTATCCATCTTATCTTCAAAATCCCTTAAATAAAGAACAACAGGGAACTCAAATTAAATCCATTTTCGAGAAGAATAGAGCTACCCAAGAAGAACTCGTGAGAGAGAGTAAAACTGGTGAAGATAGAAAAAATTTGATAAGAAAAGATAAAAATAGAGATAATAATTGGATGCAATCGAATTATGAAGCAACTATGTTGAGAAATATTTTAAGTGAGAAGAATGATCCGGCTCCAGTCATTCTTGAAAGTCCATGGTCACAATGGGCACCAACAAATTAAAAAATATTCAAAAAAATAAATTTATATTTATATATTAGATGTTACGAGTGATAATATATAAAATAATTTCTATTGGGATTCTTATATTTTTGGTAGGTTTAGCAATTAATAGAGCTAATAATTATGATACGAAAAGTGCGATATTAATAACAACTCTAATAGTAATTTTTATTTGCGCAGCCCTTTGTTTTAAGGAAATTAGGCAATATTTTAATGGAGAAGATATGGAAAGTTTCGCAAATAATTGGCAATGTTACCCTCAAAACTCATCTTTAAGAACGCCTGTTAGAATTAATTCCAATGGAGACGTTGAATGTTTATCAAAAGATACAGACAAATGCATGTGGGTTGATGATGCCCAGTGTAACACTATCGCTTCTAACCCACCACCTAACTCATCAGCTTTAGCGTGTGGTGATATGTTGATGGCTAGAACAGGAACAAGTGGATATGATCAAGAAGGTCATTGGTGCAAAGATGCTAAAATATCTCTTAAAGACTCCGATGTTATTTATGAGCCAATTTATTACAATGCCAATCCTACATTTGGTCAAATAAATGATTTTCCCGATTTAAGTAAATTAAAAAATTGGAAATTAATTGTTAAATTTAGCCTTAATCTTGGTAGTGAAAATAGATCACAAGCTATCGTAGGATGTATGAACAATAATAAAGTTCAAAGAGGATGGGGTGTTTGGGTAAATCCCAGTAGATACATGCAGTGGTCTTGGTCCAATGACTTAATTGATCTTACTCAATTAGGAAAGATTGAAGACGGATTGGACTATACTTTTAGTGTTATTTTTACCAAAAATGTATATACATTTGCATTAAAAGCTATTGAGTTCAGACCAGTTTTATCAAGTGGTTCATTTGGATTATATGATTTACGTGAGAAAAAAACAAATACAATGTTTAAGCAAAGCAATATTTTTAGAAGGGAATGCGTAGATTGTGATAGCGCATACAAAGATATGTATTATTATAGAACAACTCCAATCCCAGACGATTTTTCAATTTATAAAATGATGAAAGAAACTTGGGGATCTAAAAATAATGAACTCAATAAGGATTTCTTATTATTTAATAAATACCAGGATTTAATTAAAACTAAGAATAAATGGTTGTTTTGCAACTATGATGATCCTGGTCTAGCTTTTCCAAGAGATTGTGGTATCACAGGTATGGGTGTTCCTTGGCAATGGAATAGCCCTTATTATGGTGGTCAAGAAAATTATAGATACTCTATTCCAGTTGAGGTTATTAGATCACAGGATTCTAAGAGTGGAACAATTAATACAAATGGAGCGCCTGTTACGGTTGGAGGTAAGTGGGAAAATAATTCAACAGGAGAAATATTCCAGGGAAGAATATACGATCTTCAACTTATTGAAATTGTGGCGAATGATTTTGAGGAACCTCCTCAGCCACCTTGTGGATCTGGTTGGTGGCAGCAAGGAGATAAATGCTTACAAATATGTCCTAACAATAGTCAATCTAGAAATGAAAAAGGATATTGTCTTTGCAATAAGGGAGGACCTGACCAATCTTGTGCGACGGATTATGGTTTTAGGTGTTTAGCCAATTTATGTAGAAGAACATATGATGAAGCTTCTAAGAATCAAGCTAAATGCAATTAAAAAAAATTCAAAATATTTAATTTTTTTGTAAATAATTATATTCTATAAAATATGATTATCATATTTGGATTTGTCATCTTATTAATATTTGTAATTCTCATCTCATTATCTAAGAATGGTAAAATTCATAAAAATATACCAGGAATTTTCTTAATTGTTGTTCTCATTTCTATTCCAATACTTTATTTAGGTCGAAATAAAAGTTTCTTCGAAAATTTCGAAGATTCAAATGATTCTCTTGATGTTTTTTACACGAATCAACCTAAAAGCGAAGTTGATGAATGTAATGGGTGCCCCGGTATTTGCGATCAAGAAGAAAAAAATTATAATAGACAAAAACAGCAACCTTCATTAGAAATAATTGATGCCCCTATTAGTTCTAGTTTAGTTGAAAGATCACTAAATCCAGTTATAGCTTCAATCTACGCTGGAAGCATAAATCAAGGCTCAGGATTCAATGTTACATTGTTAGCACCTGTACCTAATAAATCTAAAAGTTCCGCCAACATCGAGCCAGGATTTTATATGCTTCCCTTAAAAACAAATGATTTAGTTACCTTCTCAACTAACCCAGATTCAATTGATATTTTCAAGGGAATAGTAAGATTGCCATTGACTAATCCCTCACTAGCAACTAAGATAGTTTGGTATCTTGATAAATTTGATAGTGATTCATTTATCATTGTGGGTACTAGTGGCAATAACGTGGATGGTTTCAATAGTTCCAATCCTGGAGATATTGCTTTATTGAATTCCAAATATAAATTGCAATTAATAAACCAATTACAAAACGGCGATTCATACGCTGGTGTGATTTATAAGAAGGATGATTTTCAATATAATGACTTAAAACAGGTATTAACTCCCAGTGATTCTACTGCAGGTACATTTTTGCAAAATATTAGTTTGATGCACGCTGGATCATCATTTGAAATTGTCACCAAGGGTCAAGAAATTCCATATGAACAACCTAAATCATCGATGAAATATAATGATTTACCTTTTGTTAAGAGTGAGTACATTTTAATTAAACCAGATGGAACAAATAATGATTTTTCAATGGTTATTAATGTGGAGAACAATGAAAGTTTTGTATTTTTATCTAACCGTCGCGAGGGAGAACCATATACACTTTATAGTCAAAGCAATAATAAAGAAGGAGGAAAGAACAGCACTTATTTGGATAATAAACAACCTCAAAAATGGGTTGTTGATCCAGTCTATGAATCGGAGTTCAATGATGTATTTTACATTAAAACTTTTGAAAGCCCCAATTATTATTTGGAAGTGGATACAAGTGAATCTGCTCCCAAATTGAAAGTTAGTCTTTACAAAGCTGGACCAGGACAATACTGGAAGATTTCACCAAAGAGAAATAACAAATCAATTTATAACATTAAAAATGAGAAAACGAATCTTTATTTAGGATACAGTGAGAAAGGAGGATATTTATATAACGATAATGGAAGCGTTATGTTGGTCGATACTGATTCATATTATTGGAAATTCATTCCTTCAAGTAATACTAAAGCTTATTGGAATGCTTCAAGACAACCTAAGAAAATCCAATTCCAGGATTTTACAACACCAAATGATTTTCCCACAGTTGCCAATCCTACATTCAACTTGTCCGGTTATATTGGTGGTAAATTGGTTGATCTATCTTCCAATGGAAGAGGACCCTGGAACAAATATTTCACCCCAATATGGAATGGTGATTGGATATATTATGGTACTATCAAAACATATGGTAGAAATCGTTCTCTACCTGAAACTAAATTTTTGAGAATTAAATTGGATAACTTTGGAAGAGGATCAGCAATAGATTCATATTTAGGTATTACAATACAAGTTAACAATGCTGGTTCTAATATTTTATTTGGTAACATTACGAGTGGACAATTCGAAGGATTTATGGCTTATTTTGAAATGATAGAAACACCACTTAATTATGAGGGACCGGTAAAAACTTATCCTGTTAAAATGCGATATCTTGTTATAAGCAATCAAAACAAAATTTATAACCTTAGTAGTGCAAACATTGATAATTTGAATTCATATAGTGTTAAATTTGATGGTAGATTACCTGCTATAAGTAATTTCTTAGAAATGACTGGAACTATTACAACAGTCGATCAACAAAAAGGTATTGGTTTTCCCAATTCAAATTTATAGTATTTATCATAAAATGATTTAGAATAAATAAAAAAATATTAGTATTTATTTCTCTATATATACTAATATTCATGAAAAAAGATATTTGGGTAGTAGTAATTGTATTGTGTGTCTTAGGAATTTTAGCAGTTATATATAAAGTTTGGAAAGATGGAAAAGATGGTCTTCTTGAAAAATTCTTTAATAATGAAACAATAGAAAATTATGATAATCCTGTTTTAAATAATAATTTAATTAGTAATGGATCTTTCAACGATGGAAAAGCTCCAATCCAATATACAGGTAGTCACGGTAATGCAGAGGTAATTGTTTTCCCAAATAATGGTCAAAGCAGTTATGTTTTAAGACAGTCCGCTTTGAAAACATTATCACCAAATGAACCAATCTATTATCGATTGGACGTTCTCCTTAAACCAAACTCGATTTATTATCTAGGATGTTTATATTTTTCAACTAGAAATGCTCCTTTAAGAGCGCTAATTATTTATAATAAAACTTCAAAAGTATATTTGAGGTTCCAGCTTGAAAGTCAATATACCTATGTGAAGACTGGTGATTTTAAATATTATTACACACTATTCAAAACACCAAGTGATACCGAGAAAATTAAAGCATCTATTTATTTAAGCTATAATTATAATAATATTACTGGATTTAATTATTTAACAGATATTGGATTATATGAGCTTTTGAACACAGGAGTAATACCTGTTTGGGATGATTTAAGATCCTATTTTAATCCTTACAATAGTGAATCAATCGAGGCAGGATATGGAGATTTAAGAGATTTGAGTCTCCACGGTTTCGATTTCAAGTCCAAATTAAGTAAAAATGTAACCAAGGGAAATATTAGTTTAACTGATAATATCTTAACTGGACCCAATGCATTTAAACTCCAAAACCAAGGAATGATCAATTTAACAAATAATTTCACATTCTTAATTTTTGTTAAAGGTCGTATGGTAACTTCCAAGAAATTAATTGAAGGATTCCAAAATGCGAATACAAGTGCTGCTGCAAATCCTGATCCCATGGCGATGTCATTAGAAGATTTTCAAAAAATTTGGAATCAAGCAGGATGTCAATCTATTTTATCTGAGAATAGTGTATCCTGGTGGAGAACTCAGCCATATCAAACTGTTATCAATGATATCAAAAATTATTACCAAAAGGCATCAAAATGTAGTGGAAGTGATAACATTAATTCAATATGTTTACCTGGCAAATGTGCTAAGACTGGCACTGTATCTTCAGGAACGCAATCAGAGAAAGCTATGACTGACACATTATTGAGACAACCTTCTTCTATTATAACAACAACTTCATCCAGTCAATTAGAAAATACCATTTTATCATATGACGCTATACAGTTAATTAATTTCCCCGGTAACCAAGGTATAGCAGTTTCAATAATTGTTCCCAAAACTTATGGACAAATAAGAATTGTAATTGGAGGCACGGTTTATGAAACAACAATGGCTGTTGCTAATTTTATGGATCAATTATATGCATTAACTTATAATGGAGAATACATTATTTTGTATTTGAATGGTGAGCCAATCTTAGAAACGATATGTCCAAAAATATATTTTGATAACAATAATGTTATGATTAATCCAGAAGCGAAATTTAATGGAGATCTTTATGCATTCGCTTATTATAATAGAAATTTAAGTGCTCAACAGGTTCGTTCAGTTTCTCAATATTTTGTTAAAATGAGAGCGAATGGTGAAGAGGTAACTACTATCTCTAGTAAGATGATTAATTATGTAAAGACATTTATAATTGGAGATATTGGTTACGCTGGAGAAGAAGAGGGAATAACAGTTGGAAGTAATCAGGATCAAAAATTATTCAATGATGTTTCTAAAAATAATCCTGGTTTTACACCAGAGCAAATTAAAAAGAAGATGAGAGAGATACAGCACGAGGAAGAGGTAATGACACAAAAGAAGATATTAGAAAGTACCAAATGTCCAAAAGTTGTTTTTGAAGATGGACATTATTACGTAATCGTTCAAAAAGATTCTAAGCTTGCACAAGACATTGGATATAGTGGACTGCGTGATTATGGAACTAACATTGACACTGCTAGACAAATTTTTGAAACGAACTTCCCGAGTTGCCCACTCCCAGATGTTTTAGATAAGAAGAAATACAAAGGAGAATTGGAAGAATGTCCATTTATTGTATTGAATGAAGATAATCCTTGCAAGGTTTATGATTGCCAAGGAACAGATTGGAAGCAAGGAACAAGCAGTAAGCCTGCTTGCAAGAGGGCAATTGATAATTATTGTACGAAGTATAATAGTGTTGACAGTGCTTGCTATTGCTGGCGTCCAGAGAATAAAGATAAGACTGAGTGTTTACAATGGCGAGGACAGTTTGATAGTCCAGACAAATGTGACTTTAGAAAATACCCAATCACTGTTCATCCTGATGCTGATAAATGGATTGAGAAAGATAAGATACCTTGTTGGGGATGTAATTTACCTTCTGCCAATAAATGTGTTAAATAAAAATATTTGTAAAATTATGAATGATTTTACGAATAAAGAACAGATTGGGATAAAGTTATTCAAAATGAATAAGAAACCATATTTCCAATCTAACGATGGGAAAAAGATTGTTTCTAAATTGAAAAGACTTTTAGCAACTGCTCAAACTAAGAATGAATTGGAATCTTTGAAAAGATTCGTTTATGAAATAAACAAAATGAATAATTATGAAGATTTAAGCATAATGGTTAATACATTAAATGAATCTTTTAATATTCAACGTAAAAAAGTGACACCATATACTAAAATGGAATTGAGAGCTCTTGATGTTGGAAGACAGGTAAATTATGAATTGGATAGTCTTCGTCAAAATAAAGAAGATTATGAAAGAAAAATGGGGAATGTTGGAAATGTAAATAAGAATAGATTTTTGAGATATATAAAAGAGTTGGAAGAAGATATTCAAAGATTGGAAAAAATTAAGAATTCCAAAAACAATAGCTTGATCGAAAAAGAAAGTATTAAAATTATTAAAATAAGATTATTGGATAAGATTAATATAATTCATAATAGAGTTAGAGACAAATCTATTATTCAAATATTATTGAGTAAATTGGGAAAATCTAAAACATTGGATGAATATGAAAATGTTGAAAACTTAGTTAATCAGGTATTAAAGGGAAATAATAATGAAAGTATTAGAAATATCATAAATAGCTATTATAAAAATGAATTACCTCCTATCGAAGAAATTCCAGAATTATGATCCAAGCAATCTATAAAGTTTTTTTGTGAAGATTGGAGATTGGATTCTTGAAAATCCCAATCTTTAATATATTCTTTTAAACAATCACTAGTTATCAAACAATTAATATCATTTTCTTTATTATGCATTGAGAAAAATCGAATATATCTCGAATAACCAAGAAGGCTTAGTTCCTTACAAGGTTTAATTAATAATTCCATTCTTTCTTTTGTTAAACTTTCATTTATACAACGAAGTGTTGTATTGGCTATGTTTTGAGGATCCAAAATATCACCATCTCTTAGTCCCTTTAATTTTGGATAAAAAGGTTGAACGATCATTTTTAATTTATTGAATTTATAATTTAATTTTTTGAAAAGATCAATTCCTTCCCAAAATATTTGACGCATGTGAATATAAAAATCCTCTGAGCTATTTTCTTGGAAATAAAGATTGGGTTCTACAAATAATTTTATATCTTTTTTCAAGCACCAATTATGAATAATTGCAACATTCGTCCAATTATACTGGGAATGAATAATATATTCTTCATATCTAGGAGACTTACTTATTAATCGTTTTCCAAAATTGATTGGATAATGAACACTTGTAAAATTATATATTTCATGATATTTTTTAATCGTTAGTAAAGGATTGGATAAATATTCCAATGAATCATTATCATCCATCAATTTAGGAGTTAGTGATATCCCAATATTACTAAAAAAAGAAATTATTGTTTTAATGAATTCATTATCATCCAATATCGATTCAGGGAGAAAAATAGTTTCGAAAGTATTTGCTAGATTGGGTAAAGTTAGAAAATAAAGTATTAATGATTTTTTAGCCGCTAAAATATTTTTTTTAGATGAGAGTAAAACATCCAATTCTTTGTCATTAAATATGATTGCTTTATATTTCATTGATTGTTTATATCTAAAATTTTTTAAATTGGGGAGTAAAAAAAAATATATATAAATATTAATGGATAATCCAAATAGTGAATTAATAAAACAAGTAGAAAATATATTCGGGACAGCTGCAAGAGAGATGCAGCAAGAAGAATCTAGGGTTCCAATTCAAAGAAGTAATATAAGCAATGCAACTGTTCAACAATTCCCAAGCGTACAAGCAGCTCCTGTTCCTGTTCCAATTAAAAGAAGTAATATAAGCAATGCAAATGTTCAACAATTCCCAAGTGCACAAGCAGCTCCTGTTCCAGTTGCTGCAAATGTAAATGTAAGTCGTCCTGCATCTGTTAATACAGGAATCCCACAAGTTTCAAAAGGAGTCGTAGTAGATGAAACAAACATCATTGGAAATTATTATAAGAAGTATTTGAAGAAAGAATTAATGAACGTTGATCCAACAACTATCCAAAAAGATAATTTAATTGAATTGGTAAATCAACAAATTGCATATTTGATGAATGCTTATAGAGGAGATGATAGCGCTTATGCACTAGAAATAAAATCAAAATTGAAGATTTTTAAAGATCGTATTCAAGAATTTCCCAATGAAATTGAAAAAGACACTTTAGATAAGATTTACAATATTCTAAAAGAATTCAAGAACAAAATTGGTAAAAGAAGTGAATTGGAAAATTTGAGAGCTCAAATAAAAGAATTAAAAAAGAGAGTAGCTATTGGTCCAGCAAGAGCTCCTTCAAATAACAAAAGTCTTGATCCTTTACTCAAACAAAAAAATAAGGGTTTTGAAGATCTAGTTGCTTCTTTAAGACAGGAAATTGCTTCATTAAAACAATATTATTCAAAGGCAAATCAAAAATCGAAAAATAAAAATAAGAAAATAGAAGAATTAGAAAAACAATTGGAAGATATAGTTACTCAGGAAATTCATAATTTGAATAATGTTTCAAGACAAGTACCAGAAAATTTATCAGGAGGTGACTTAGCGGCTAGTTTACAAAACTTAACTAGGTCTAAACAAGAATTGAGAAATAAAATTGGAAAATTACAAACACTTAAAGGTAAATATAAATCCAATTTAAACAAAGCTTTATCCAATCTTAATTTGAAAAATGCAAATGTAAAGAGACTTCAAGAACAAATCAATGCCAAAGTATCGGAATATACTCCTGAACAAAAACAGCAATTTATGAATAAGATTAGTGAATTAAATCAAAAAATTAGTGATATGGAAAAAAGTAGTGCGGATATTAATTTGTTGACCAGTGAAAGAAATGCTTTGAAAAGAGAAATAGATAGGGTACAAAAAGAAAAGGAAAAAGAAAAAATTAATTTGTCTCAAAAAGATCAAAGCAAAATAAGAAATCTTGAAAATCAAATTTCAAGAATGGAAAGTCAAATAAAATATAAGAAAAATACTAATAACCAAAACAACTTAGAAGTCCAATCTTTAAAACAACAGCTACAACAATATATAAACTCAAATACCCAGTTAAAATCCAATCTTACTAAAAAAAATGCAAATTTAAATAGTCTTCAAAAACAAATCGCAGCATTGGAACAAAATAAAACAGCTGCACTTGCAAAAGTTGGAAACCAATCATCCCAACAAATACAAGAATTAAATAATAAAATTAGAGGATTGGAAGCTCAACTATTGGCAGCTCAAAGCAAATCTAATCAAAATGTCCAAGCAATCCAAACAGCAACTAATCAAGCTTTGCAACAAAAACAAGCACAGTATAATCAAGAAATTGGAAACTTAAAAGCAGCATTGGAAGAAAAAACTAAATTATTAGAAACTTCTTCCCAAAAAAACCAAAATAATGTTAGATTGCAAGAGGAAATTGCAAGATTACAAAGTGAGATGCAGGCAACTGCACAAAAAACAGCACAAGAAGTTGAGGCAATTAAAGCAGCAAATACTCAAGCTTTTCAAGAAGAGATAGATCAAAGACAACAAAAAATCAGTAATCTTCAACAACAATTGCAATCCAAAAATAATCAAGTGAAAAATGAAATTTCTAGAATAAAACAGGAAAGTAATACTGCATTAAAAGAAGAAAAAAACAAGTTAATCGGTAGAATCGACGAACTAGAACAACAAATAAAAAATCAAGAATTACAATTGAAAAAAGAAAAAGAAGAAGCTGTTGCAGGAGAAAGTTTAAAAGCCCAACAAAAAAATAGAGAAACTGCAGCTGCAATCGAACAAATGAAAAAAGAATTGGATGCTCAAAAAGAAACAGCTATTAAATCATTTCAAAATGCAAAAGAGCAAAATAAACAGGCATTTGAAGTAGAGAAAGCAAATTTATTGAAATCTATTAATGATTTAAAACAGGAGTTACAAGCAAGGAATTCAATATCTCAAACTGAAATGGCAAATGCTGTTAGAAGAAAAAATGATGAATTAGCTACCCAAAAGGCTACTTACAATTCCCAGTTGCAACAATTATCTTCCAATCTTCAAGCTGCCAAAGAATCGAAAACTCAATTAGAAGCAGCTGTTCAAAATAAAGCTATTTTGGAACAAGCGATTTCCAATCAAAAACAAAAATTGAGTGTTCTTGAAGAGTCCCAAAAAAATTATAATTCTTTGAAACAAAGTAAAGCAAATAATGAAAGAGTTATCCAATCTTTAAGGGATGAATTAATTTTGGCAAAACAGGGAAATACTGAAGAAAAGAGAAAGTTGCAAGAAGAATTTGCAAGATTAAAAGCTGAATCGAATGCTAATAAACAAGAATTGAGTAGACTTAAAGGTGCAAATCAAGAAATTACTCAACTAAAATCGAACATTGACGCATTAAGAAGTGCAAGAAATGAAGTAAATGCTGGAAAGAAAGCGATTGAATCACAAATTGAAACCCAAAGACAGGAAATTGAAAATATTTCTAGACAATTACAAAAAAGTGAAGAAGAGAGAAATGTTATAGCCTCAACATTGGCTCAAAAAGAACAGGAGTTGGGACAAATTAGAAGTTCAAAGAATGCGAACAATATCAGAATGAGAGAGGAAAAAGTTAGATTGGAAAGCGAGATAAGATTATTAAATGAACAATTAACTGACTTAAATTTATTACAGGGTGAGAAAAGAGCGTTAGATGCGGAATTGCAATCATCAAAAAAAGAATTGGAAAATTTATCTAGAAGAAATAAAGATTGGGAAGCATTAGTAGGAACTCTTAAAAAACAAATTGAAAATGAAGGTATTAAAAAACAAGAATATGTTGAGAAAGCAGCAAAAGCAATGGGTCTTCAAAAAGAGGTTGAAGATTTACGATTGAGAAATGCTAATTCAAAAGTGAAAAATCAACAATTACAAAATGCATTGGCGAACAGTGCTAGCTCAAAAACTCAATTAGCACAATTACAAAATGAAATTGATGAAGCAAAAAGAGTTATTGATCAACAAAGAGAAATTATTGATAGAAAATCTCAACCAGACGCTGGAGTAGAAAGTATGAAGCGCAACTATGAACAAAGGATTGGAGAACTAAGAACACAACTTAATCAAAAATCTCAAAATTATAGAAGTTTAAATAGTAGTTTGAAAACTATGCAAGATAAACAAGCCCAGGAATTAAGAAAAAAGAATGATGAGCTAGCTTCATTGAGAGAAGAGTTAAAAACTAAAGATCAAATAGCAAGACCCAATGAAACTGGTAGATTAAGGAGTAAAATAAAAGAATTGGAGAATACTGTAGGAAAACTGGAAACATTAGAAAAAATCAATAATCAAAGAAGGGTAAGAAGTAATAGTGCATCATCGCAGAATTCTATAGCAACACAAAATATCCCAGTGAAGAATCATTTAAGAACAATTAGACATCTTGAAGGAGAATTAGAAAAACAAATTAATAATTCTACTCGGAGAAGATTAGAGTCCCAATTGAGAAAATATAAAATAGCAAATGAGAAATATATAACGACTGGTAAGAAAAAACCAATTTTTAATAGCATAGAAAAAAATTATAAAGATTTAATGAAAACGTATAAATTAAAACCATCAAAAGAAGCAAGAGGTGATTTAAAGAAAACATATGGATACTTACCTCAGAACGTGAATCGTGTAGTTTATGATCTTCTTTCAAATGAACGAAAGAAACGTGAATTAAAGGGTTTATTAAAAAGAGAAATAACAAATAATGAATTATTTTACTAATAATTTCAAATTTAGATTTGAAAATATATCTTAATTTTACAAAGTAAAAATATTTGAATATAATAATGACTACAAATATTAAAAAACAATTAAAAAATGAATTAGAAGGAAAAGTAGGGAATTTATCAAAATTAGCAAAAAATAGGAATGACATAGAAGGGATTGGAGAAAATGTTGCGCCAAATACAGAGGACGTTAGTCATTTAATGGGTTTAAGAAATTTAGCGAGTGGGCTACAATCACAAATACCCAATAATAAATTGAAAGAGAAGAAAAATGTAGAACCAAAAAATGTTGAAAATTATAAAAAAAACACAGCACCATCATCCGCACCTGCCGCCGCAGAACCAAATGTTTTCCCACAAGATTTGTTTGAGAATGCTAAAAGAAGAAAGATAGCCAATACTCAATCGCAAATTGATCCTCA